AGCGTTTTTTATCTGGTAAGTTCTATTGGAGACTTGTCTTAGTATTTCTTCGATGTACTTCAACATAGTGTCATAGTACTCGATCTTTAGTTTAGTCTTTCTGAGTTTCTCGTCTGCCTCAAGATATAACTTGAGATCATCCTTGTCTCTGACTTTGTAAGGAAATGGTTCTGCTTCATATACAGATGCAGTTGCCTTACCTGTGTAATACTTTCTCCGATCTAGTAGAACATTACAATGTATCTGCTCTTCACGCTTTCGCATGAGCAGTATCGTATTATATAGCTCATAATAAGTAGCGTGTAATTGTGGGATTCTTAGAGACTCAGTATCAAGTTCATCTTGATTTATCTTTGCGTCTTTTTCCCACATGTCTTGAATCATTTCAAGACTTAAAGTCTTAGACCTTAGTTCCATTTACGTCAATCACATCAAAAATAGTATATTTAAAGGTAACCATTGCGGTAAAATATCTTTGCTCTGTTTCTGTTGAGTCAAATGGTACACCAGATAGTGCAACAGGGAATAAATCCTTGAACTTAATAGAGATACTTGGGTTGTAATCACTATTCAGAACCATCAATGTTCCATCGGATCTCTCTGCAAACTGATCTCTCTCAGCAGCATCAGGATAAAATCTATTTACTTTCTTCAGATCTTCATACTGTTGTAGTGACTCAGGAAATCCTAGTCCAGTAATCCAATCATATATCTGCAAGTAATTCTCGCAGTTTTCGTCAACTATAAAACTCAGAGTCAGATCTTCGTAAGATAACTCTGTGCCAGGTATAGGTATTTGACGAAGGTACGATGCTTGTGTTGTAGTGCCAAGAGTTACAGTTGGTATATTTGCTTGGTTGCAAAAGAAACTAACTTTAGGGCAACGGTTCAGCAAAAATTTGAACCCAACTATTGATAGGAAGTTCCTATTAGAAGGTTCGTTTAGTTTGAATGGAGGTGTAGCACCTCTAACCCTAGTGTCTGCCATTACTTACGTAGTGTTTTTAAATAGTCAAGAACGTTTTCTCGTATGCCCATCAATTCATCGTAGCATCCTTGATTATGGGCACACCCTCTCAGTTTAGGATCGGGTGCCATTACTGATTCGATGAAGATAGAAAGTGCTCTATCATATTTGATTGCTGGAGTCTCAACTCCAATAGATCCTTGATCTTTCATAATATAGTCGTACTATAATATTTATCATAGCATAAAAAAAGAGACCCATAAGGGTCTCTCTGAAAAATATAAGCAACTCGCTTACATAAGGTTTGTAACTTTAACACGTCTGTAGTATCTGTTACTGTTACCAGTAATTCTACCAAGACCTTGATCTGTACCTTCAGCAAATGGGTTAGCAACCATTCCATATCTGGTTTTGAAACCAATTTTTGGTTGGAATGTGTCTTGTCCAACTGCTCTTACCATCTGTAGTGGAACGTAAGGGCAATAGAATAGACCAGCATCATAAGGGTTAGATCCCTTGTATCCCATGACGTAGTACTGATCAGCAGTTAGGTTTGCAGCGAATGGATCGATGTAAACTTTGTATCTACCGTTTAGAGTACCTGCGAATGTGTTACCAGTATCATCAACGTTCATGTTAGATGAAAGTGCAGGTGTGTAGTCTAGTTGACCAGCAGCTGTTAGCGATGAAGCAACGTCAGCAGAACAAAGGATGATGTTACCCTTTCCTCTACGAGTCTCTTGTGCGATTGCGTTAGCATCTCTTTCTAGTTGGAAGATCATACCTTTGAACTTCTCAACCATCCATCTTCCGTTACTGTCTGTGTCTAAGTCAAATACACCAGTTGTTGCTGTGTTGACTTGAGCACCAGGTCTTGCTGCCTTATAGATTGTACGGATGATCTCTCTGTTGATTTCCGCTAGGATCTCAGTAGAAAGGATGTTTGCTAACTCAGCCTCTGCATCCAATCCATGGATCGCCTTGAGGTCTTGTGCTAGTTCTAAACTGTACTCAGCTTTGAGGGCTCTTGACTTCGCAGTCACAGATACCTTCTCGATGCTGAACGCCATCTCACGGAAGTCGTTGTTAGCACCGTCACCTAAAGCTTCAGACTGTTGAGTCTTGAAACCTTGTCCAACTGAGTAAGCGTTCTCTGCACCACCGTTCAAGATTGATGGGTTACCACCACCTTGTGCAGTTGTACCGAAACCAACATCTGAATCTCCGTCAGTTGCTCCTGTGTAATCACCCTGTGTGAATGATGCGTCGGAGTCTTGAGCAGAGAATGCAGAATCTGGTTCGTTGAAGAATGCTTCTGTACCGTTCTGGTTGTCGTACTTGGATCTCATTGCGAAGATCAATCCAGTTGGTCCGTTCATTGGTTGAACGCCAGCTAGGTCGTATGCAACGAGGTTTGGCATTGATCTTCTGATCAATGAAATTAGAACTGGGTCGAAACCAGCAACAGGTCCACCAACTGATGCACCACCACTGAAACCTGCGGCTCCAGTTCCTGATGGGTCAGAGTTTACTGTTGGAGGAGCTTCTGACAAGAATGCTCTCTCTTCTCTTAAAAATCTTTCTTGGTTTTCTAGAAGTTGGGCGGTAACTGCTCTTCTGTGGTTGTCTTGGATTTTATCTAATCCTTCTGCCTCTAAGAGTGGTTGCCACTTCTTCTGGAGTTGTCCAGAATTAAACATTTGGCTTACCTTATGGGTGTAATTTAAAAATTGACTATTGGAACTTTGTCAACGCTGACAAATATGCGTTCATTGCTGATCCATGATCCTCAGGAATCGCATCCTCAGGGTTGATTTCAGAGTTTTCTACAATTGGTTTCGCATTGAAATACGACTCCTTGAGTGTAGATAGTTTTTCTCTGTACTGTTCTTCACTTTCAAACTCAACACCGTTAGATAGTTCGGAGAGTTTATCCTTTTGAGATAACGCCAAACCTTCACTTACTTCATCAAGGATGTTGTCTGACACAGATACTGAAAGACGCTTAGTCAATTCTACGTTACTTTCTATCTGCTCATTTAGTTTTGTTTCCATTTCATCTAGTTTAGAAGTCATTGCTTCTAAGACATCGTATTTGTCTTCAGGGATTTCAACATAATGTTCTTCAAAGAGGGTCTTAAGACCACTCATAAAGGAATCAGAGAGTTCACCTCTTATTCCAGTTTCTACAGCGAGTGCATTCTCATTGATCCACTCATTAGCGACGTACTCTAAGTAAGAGTCAACACGCTCTGTAAGTTCTGATTTGTGAGAAGCAATCTCCTCATCAAATGCTTTTGTGAACTGCTCTTCAAGTTGTTCAGCAACTTGTTCAATCTTGGACTTTACAGCCGCTTCAAAGATTGTAGCAGTCTTTTCTTGGAACTCTTTAGAAAGTTCTTCGCCTTCTAAGAGTGCAGCAACATCATCCGCAACGTCAATTACGATCTCTTTTGCTACTTCTTCCTCAGGTGATTCAGACTCAGATACGGGAGTTTCAACAACTGCTTCTTCCTCAGATGCAGTCTCTTCGTTTGCACCTTTACCATATCCACTGCTTTTTATAGCACCGGGTCCTGGTAATTGAACCTTACCTGCTGTTCCCTTAGTTTGAGGATCACCTTGTTGTGCAAATGTTGCAGTAGGTGTCTTCAACTTATGAGAATCATCAGTTGGTTTTCCGTTTGTAGGAGTAGGTCCTCCTAAATCTTCTATCGCACCGTTGTCAGGTACGTATGATGGAGCTTTAGGCATAGGGTCTGCTTTCGCTGCGCCCTTTGTAACCTGGTTCTCCATTTCATGTAGTTGTTTTTTCGCAGCCATTGGTTAACTTTTCCGTATTTTCGTATGAATACTGTTATTATTTATCAATTTATAGTTCTGATAAGAAATTAGCGAACAATTTAAGTTTGTTTGCCTCTAATATTCCTTCGTCGACTAGGGTATCAATCTTTCTTTGTGCGCCCTTGCATGCTTTTTCACGTAGCATACCACCTTCCCATACCCATTCCTTTCCTTCCATGATACCATCCACAAAAGCGTCTGGTGCACTGGGATCTGCCACTATATCAGCAGCAGTGGCGAGCATAAAGTCTTCGCCCACATAACTCACACCATCTCTTGATATGATAGAACCCATACCTCTAGATGATACTCCTAACTTGACTCCCTCCCCAATAAGAGAAGAAGCAATCTT